AAGTTCCTTTAAAATGTCCGCAAACTGTGTGTGCCCTTGACCTCGCAATGTCTGAGCAATCGTGGTTCTATCTGAAAAAATAGCGCTCTTCATTCCGCGCAGAATAACACTATACACCTCATTCCGAAAAGCCTCGGCCTGTTGCCTTACATGGGGCGGTGCATCTTCCGATATTTGCAAAATCCGATTAGTCGTAACTTCGGCCCAGAACTCTGGATCGTGACCACCGTCATCAGAAGTAGCAACCATCACCTGCCCAATAGAGGCCCCAATATTTGAGCCCATCATCCTTTGTATGGCTCTGGTGAGGCGGGCATTTCTATTCGTTGAAAGTCATATTTTTCTTGGGCTTCGGCAAACTTAGAACGATTG